GACCAAAGAATTTCTATGTCTATTCTTTCTGACTTTATTCTTCTTGGCTCTGACCGAGTTGGCTCATACGCTCTTGGAACCTCCAAGATGGATTTGTGGTCAATGGCAGTTGATTCAATCGCTAAAAATATCGCTGAGGTAATGAACCAATATGCGATTCCAAGATTGCTAAAACTTAACGGAATGAATCCATCCCGTGCCCCTTATCTAACTTATGGCGAAGTAAGCCATGTTGATTTGAATGAAATCTCAGCCTTTGTTTCTAACTTGGCTCAGGTTGGCGTTCTTGTTCCTGACCCTAAGTTGGAAGAGTATCTACGAGACTTGGCTGGATTACCACCTGCCGAACACGATGGACAAAATTTTGGTATGCCTCCAATGCCTGAAGGTGCGGTATTGCCTCCTGCACCTGAAGAAGCCGATGGCGCTGGTGAAGAAGAATTACCTCCACCTCCACCAACACCCGAAGGATTGAATCCACCCGCCCCTGAAGTTGGTTAAAAATGCCATTTCGTTTTGCGAAAGCCGAAAGACCTAGGCGCATACCTTTAACACCTGAGGAGCAAGCGCTCGCCCGTACTCTTTATCAATCTATTCAGCGAGCCACGGATAAAATCTCTTTAAGACAATTAGAGAGTTTGCTTCGCAATCTTGACCCTGAAGTTCTTAACAGATTACTTAATGCAATAACAATCGCTAATCAAAATAAGATTCAAGATTCTTTATTAAACTCTATTGATATTGGTGGCAATGAAGCAATCAAACAGATTCAAGAGATTGCACCTAAGTTAGCCCTACCTGCTTTCACCCCTGACAAAGTGAAGATAACAAATCCACGCTCTATGGCTAACATGGAGTTCGCCAAACTTCCTGCGTGGGCACAATCTAAGCCACCTAAAGTTGAATTCAAGATGTCTTTCAATAAGACAAACCCAAACTCTTTAGCCTTTGCTCGTCGCCGTGCTGGAGAACTTATTACCTCTATTGACACATTAACCCGTGAGTCAATCCGTAGAGCAATTATTGATGCCTTTAATGAGCAATTAGATTACCGAGCCACCGCTAGAAGAATTAAAAATGTTGTTGGACTTCATCCACGATGGGCTGATGCAGTTACTAAATTTGAGAAAGATGAGTTTGCTAGATTACTTAAACGAGGATTAAAAGAAGAAGTTGCTCGCAGTCAGGCTATGGATAGAGCCAGTCGATATTCAGATTCTCTAAAGAGTAAAAGAGCAACAATGATTGCTAGAACTGAGATTCAAATTGCTCAAAACGAAGGACGCCAAGAAGGATGGAACCAAGCGGCTGAACAAGGTTATGTAGATGTTGAGTCACAAAAGATGTGGATTATTGCTCAAGATGAACGCACCTGTGATATTTGTTCAGAGTTAGATGGAGAAGTTGTTGGCTGGAATGAAACATTTTCTAGCGGACATGAGACCCCAGGCAGAGTTCATCCTAATTGTCGTTGCACCATGGTCATCATTCCACCTGAGAGACGCTCATGAGTATCACAATCGCATTTCCTCTTGGATACAAGCCAGTCCTTAAACATGGCGACCATGACCAAACTGACCACGGCGCTTGGGCAACCCAAGGTTCTGAAAAAGAAAAAGAAATTCACGAACGGATTACTGATGTTAAAACAGGTGATTACGAGAGAGACAAATACGATGAGGAAGATAAAAACCTCTATCAAAAAATAGAAGCAAAATATAAAACGAAAGATGATAAAACTTATTTGTTGTGGCAAGAAAACATTAAAACACCTGAAGGAAATAACATAATTGAAGTTAGAGCCTACGAGCCAAAAACATTAAGAAGCGGTAAAGAAGGTAGAAAACAAATCGGTTCATTGGCTACCGAAGGTAGAGACAGTTCAATAATAGATGGTGTTTATGTTGATGAAGAACACCAACGCCAAGGTATTGCAACCGCCATGCTGAATATGGCTAGAACCTATGCTCCCGATAATATGAAAATCAGCCACTCTTTTTCTTTGACAGACGATGCAAAAGGCTGGAGTAGTGTTGTTAAGCATGGTGACCATGACCAATCAAGCCACGGAAGTTGGGCGCATGGAGTTCAAGTAGCCCCTGATGTTGTCCGCTCAACCCTAGAGCAAGTAAAGTCCAACGGTGGTCTGACCATTGATTTAAGAGATGGTTCAAGCCCTAAGGGTGGCTTTATGGTTGCCAAAGATAAAAAATACGCTCAGATAGTCAAGGCTGAGGATTTCTTTGATGAGGCTAAGGGCGCTGAGATTCTTTCTTCCTATCTAAAACAGCATAAATCGGAGTTCAATCAGTCGAATAACTACCTCGGTTTATGGCACAATACGCAGGACAATCAGGTCTACCTTGATGTTTCCGAAAACATTGAGGACGAGGGGGAGGCTATCTCTCGGGGTCGAGAAAGAGACCAAATCTCAATATGGGATGTAGCGAACTTAAAAGAGATAGAAACAGGAGGAACAGGTGGCATCGAAAAAACTCGAGGCAGTAAATCTACCCGACTTGTCGAACATGACAGACGAGCAGATAGACGCATACGCCAAGGAGATTTGGGCGAAGTTAGCAAAAGGCAAGAACGAGTCAAAGTAATTTATTTTGATTATGGGTTAAAGCCCGTATTAAAACATGGCGACCATGACCAGTCCGAACACGGTAACTGGGCTAAAGGCTATACGGCTGATGAAATTTCCCGTATTGAAGCAATGGACAAAGTTGGTCCATCAATCGATGAATTAAATACTTTACTAAAAGGCAAAAAAGAATACACCGACGAAGATAAAACTCTCGTTGTAGAAAATGATTCTGACTTATATGCCGATGCAACAGATAACATTGATGCTATCGTAAATGAACGCCTCGCCTCACTTCAATCAGAATTCCCAAATCATGTTTACACAGAACAAGAAAAAGCAACTATCTATGAGAATGTACAAAATGAAATGGTTGCTAGTTATGTAGAGTCTAATAGTGAAACCCTAGACGAATACCTTCAAGCAAGCGATGGAGATGTTCCTGATACCGAATCAGCGATGTACGCATTGCAAGATGTTTTTGGTGTAAGCCATACTGGAACAAGTACCAACGGAGAAGAAATAACTCTTAATGCGAATGTTAATGATGTTAGTGCCGACGGTTACAACATTTATATTAGAGGAGATGTTACCAATCAAGAAGGAAATTTGGCTGGAGAATTTGAACGCCGATTTTTTCAAAAAGATGGAGTTTGGAATGTTGAACACTCAGTCCTACGGTTAGACGAGGACCATATAGGCACAGGTTTTGGCAAAGCATTTATTGAACAATCAGAGGCTTGGTATACCGCTAAAGGATTTGGCTATATTGAAGTTGGAACTGCATGGGATGGCGCTCGCCATTGGGCAAGAGCAGGTTACGACTGGAAGCCTGACAGAGTGCAAGAAAACTTAGATAACATCTCTCAAAAAGTTGCCTCTATGGTTGATGACGATAGTGGTTGGTTTGCTGACGGCTCCCCTGAAAGAGCCGAGTTTGATTCTTTAATGTCAAGAGCAACAAATGATTATTCTCCTTATTTTGAAGATGAAAGTGGATACAAATATCCTGCTTTTGGCTCAGTTAAAGATTTGAAAGAAGATGATTTTCCGCTACCCGCTCATTTTGCAAACATAGGATATTCAAAAGAAAAAGCAGAAGAGATTGGGACTTGGGCTGGCAAAGAATTGATGTACGACTTGAGAATGAAATATACGAAGTCATTGACTGCTGAAGGTCAAAAACTTTTGGAAGGACCTATTGACCACGACGGAGATGGCTTAATTTATGATGGAACAGCCCGTGAAAAACCAGCACCTACCAAAAAGAACTAAACTAGGGTATAATTAGATTATGAGCAGACGAGACACACAAAAGGCTATCCAAGAGGCTTATTCCAAATGGTCTGAAAAGGTTGAATTTACCTCTGATACTGGCGCTTCTAACGAGGATGAATTAAAGATTATGGATGAAATTTCAACCATCCTTCAAGGAAATAAACCCGAGTAGTAATACCATCCGCTATTCTTAGAACATGGCGGATATTGCTCCCAAACTAATTCATTTAAGCGCTGAGAAACTCATAGCGCTTCATAACAATGTTCATAAGTCGGCATCGCCAACCTCGGCTGAGATTGAAGTTCACCACACCATCCTCAATGAGATGGCTCGGCGCAAGATGGAGCGTCCTCAAGATGATTGGGACAATTACGAAATCCTTGTCGATTCAATCGAGAATGTAGACCTAACAAGCCTTAATGGATTACCCGCTGAAACCTTGTTGGATGTCATCAAAGAGACAGGCGATACCGCTGGCAATATCAAGACTTTCTTAACAGTCAATGGTTATCAAATGCGAGTTGAGCCAGTAGAAAAAAAGATTCAAAAAGAAGATGGAAAATGGGTTGTCTATAACGAAGAGGGAACACGCAGTTTTGGAAGTTACGATTCCAAAGAGGAAGCCCAAGAACGATTACGACAAATAGAATTTTTCAAAGAAGAAGAAACTTACAAACCACCTCAGGGTGTTAGAGAAGCGGCGCAACGAGCGATTGAATGGATTGAGGCTGGTCTTGCTGGTGGAGGCTTTACCTCAGTTGGTAGAACCCGTGCAGGTCAATTAGCCCGTGGCGAAAACATAAGTATTGATACTTTGAAACGAATGAAATCTTTTTTCTCTCGACACAAAGTTGATGGACAAGCCCTTGGATTTAATCGTGGCGAAAAGGGATTCCCTAGCGCTGGAAGAGTTTCATGGGATGCTTGGGGAGGAGATGCAGGATTCGCTTGGGCTGAATCCATGGTGGAGCGTTATGAAAACAAAGTTAAAAAGCACGGAGACCACGACCAATCATCACATGGCGCTTGGGCTGGTGGTGGAAGTGGCGGAGAAACTGACGGCTCATCTAGTCGCACCGCTTTATCCCCTGATAAAAAACCAAGTGCAGAGCGAAGCCCTGAGGCAGTTAAACAAGCCGAGAGATTACGAAGAGATGCTGAGGCAGTTGAGCCAGTAATTACAGGCTTAATGGAAGGTATTGCTAAAAATATAAATGCGGAATTCGCTGAGGTTGATGGCAAAAGTTCTCTTACTGAAAGACTTAAATCTACCGATTCTCTTGCTCGCAAGATTGACCAAGACGCAGAAAAAGACCATGATGGAGATAGAGAGAAAGCGGCTAACGCAATTTCTGATGCAGTTCGCTACACATTAAATGTTGATGAATCTGATTACACAGACGGTGTAGAAAAAACTCTTGACACATTAAAAGAAACTGGTTGGAAAGTTGAATCAGTCAAAAACTTTTGGCAAGCAGGTGACCCTTACGATGGCACCAACATTAAGTTGAGCAAAGAGGGTGTCAAGGTAGAACTACAACTACATACTCCAACATCACATAAAATTAAAGAAGTTGGATTACATGATGATTACGAAAAATATCGTGTGTCAAAAGATAATGCAGAGCGCAGAAGTCTTTGGGACAAAATGACTGAAACCGCTAAATCAATTCCAAGACCTGCTAATACAGCAAAACTTTTAACTATCGGAACTTTAGTTGTCCAAACTTTTGAAACCGCACAACAAGCAGGGTTGATAAAATCAACTGGGGTTGATATAATGTGGAGAATAACGAGAGAGGGTGTAGCCGTATGCGGTATTTTGCAAAACTAGGCGCAGACAACAAAGCGGTAAACATCTATCGTTTTGAAGTAGGCGATACCACTATTACTGAAGATAGATGGGATTCAAGAAAGAATTCTTGGGTAGATAATCCTGATGCAGATGTTGTCAGATATTTAAGCCAAGGCGAAGGCGATTTTCAGGAACTTACTGAAGATGTAGCCCGTCAAATCTTCCCTGATGTATTTACGGAAGAAACTACAAAGGCTCTAGGTAAGTTTGATTTACAGAAAGCCGAAGGGGAAAAGCGTTACACCCTTGGAGCAATGTATATCCCTGATATGGAAGATGCTCATGGAGAGTGGACAGATTCCGAAGAATTACAAAGAGCAGTTTGGGATTATGTAAGAAGTAATGACCGCCGTATTCGTTTACAACATAACAAAGATGTTGTTGCTGGTGAATGGGTAGAAGTTATGGCTTTTCCATATTCACTAACAGTTCCAATCAAAACCCCCGAGGGTCAAGAGATGCAACACACTTATCCACCAAACACAGTTTTCCTAGGAGTTATTTGGGAGCCTTGGGCTTGGGAAATGGTGAGCGAAGGTAAGATTCGTGGATACTCTATTGGTGGAAAAGCCGAAAGATTATTTGTCGATATTGATGTTGAAAAAGGCGACCCAACAGTCTCCGATGTACATATTGATACAATAATGTCTCCGTCCAAGAAAAAGCCAAAAAAGGAAGAAAACAAATGAAAAAAGACCTTAGAATTTTAGGTGAACTTCGCAAAGGACCTTTGGCTGGTATGGACGAAGCAGAATTTAAGATGATTGAGGCGGATGTAAAAAAGTTTGGTTTCAAAGGACTTAGCGGATACGCAAAATCAACTGTTATGCGAGCAATGCGCTTAATGGGTTCTGAGATTAACAAAGCAGTAGCCCAAAGAAAAGCAGAACTAGAAAAACACGGCGACCACGACCAAGCCGACCACGGTGCATGGTCGAGCGGTGGCGGAGCAGAGTCGGATAAATATGAAGCAAAAGGTTCAAGTAAAGAATCTCAGGGTTCTTACAAAGG